CGTATTTACGGTGGTTTTCTTTTGTATACACGATTTTTACACGATTGTGTTCAATATCTTCACCGCACGTTCTTCCTCTCGTGGGTAGAGGTGCGAGTAGGTGTTCCATGTCATTGATATGTTGGAGTGACCTAAACGCCGTGCTATCTCCTGAATGTTTATGCCCTCATTGGCGAGCAGGGAAGCGTGGCTGTGACGGAAGTCATGAATACGGATACGTTTGACACCTGCCAAGTCTGCAAACTTCTTATTTGTCTTTTCAAGGGACGTGTCACGGATAGGACGCTCACCGCCGCAGATGTACATATCATCGCTGAACTTTGGCACTGCTTTCTTACAGCGTTCGTAATGTTCTGACAGCACTGCTCTTAACGGCTCTGGTATCTGTATCGTACGTATGCTTGGCTTGTTCTTTGGCGGCGTGATACGATCACCGCCTTTGAGCTTCTGAGCAATGCTCTTGGTGATAGATATGTAGCTGTCTTTTATATCCGTCCATTGCAGAGCGTATATCTCGCCTTTTCGCATACCCATGTAAAATGCTATGTTGAAAAATACATAGTAGTTCCATTCGTACATTGAGCCGCCGTCCTCTGCTTCCTGAGCGTAATTCTTAGCTGCCGATATGTATTTCTTGAACTCGTCAGGCGTGTAGAAAAGCATTTCTTTCTTGGCTTCAAGGGGCGCTTTGAAGTTGCCTGCGGTGATAACAGGATTTTTCGGAATGTATTCCATTTTCACAGCATAGTTCATCATGGCACGAAATTCGCCGTAAATGTTCTTTCGAGTGACGATAGCCAATCCTTGTTCTGACAGCTCCTGTTTCCATTTCTGCACCATTGGTACGTTCAGATTATCTATCCTCACGCTTTCAAAGGTGGGCAGGACGTTCTTTTTCAGTATTCTGAGGGACTTGTCCAGAGATGTTTCACGGACCTCTGAACGCTTGGCGGTGATGTACTCCGTGAATAGCTGTCCGATAGTCATTTTCGGAGTTATCTCTTTAGCATTGAGCTTTTGTGTAAGCTGGAGTTCAAGCTGCTTAGCCGTCTCTGCACCGAACGCCACACGGTCTATCTGATGAGACTTTCCGAAACTGTCCGTATAATTGATACGTACACGATATTTTTGCAGACCGTCTTTTCTGATGTTCTTTCCGTTCTTGTCTGTCATTTTGTAGATTGGCATAAATATTCCTCCTATTCTTGACACTTCCTCAAAAGTGTGCTACAATAAAAGGGCAGAATTCGCCCTTTCGTGGTTGTTGGGTGTGAATTTTCTGAGCTGATACTGTCAATATCAGCTCACCGTCCTCTGAGTGTTTGCGGCACTCAGAGGATTTTTTTTATTTTAAAGCTGTATAATTATAGTTTCAGTATCAAAGCCGTCAGACCAATCATCGGAATTAAAGATATGAAAACTGAATTCAAAAGTTTGCATATCGTCTTCGGATATAGAATTTTCCTCTAATGACCAACTATTAATTCCTATTGAATCATTTGCTTTTTTACCTGCATTGACATCCGCAGACATTGTTGTGTCAACCATAAAGCCGTTCGCAGAAAAATCACGAACCTGAACTGTATAATTTGTGCTCGTGCTATTTTCAATCAGTACTTTGATTTCTGGACCAAATATACTGCTTGTATAATCCATACCAGTAAAGGTAATCTTAATTCCGTTATTATCAAACAAAACTTGATCTTTGGGTTCTTCAGCAGTAGTTGTTGTAGTGGTGGTAGTAGCTTTAGTGGTCGTAGTAGTCGTTGTTGTGGTAGGCTTTTCCGTCGTTGTTGTCATTTCTTCCGTCGTAGTCGTAGTCTCCGCTGTGGTTGTCGTCGTTGTGGTTTCCTCTGATGTTGTAGTAGTGGTAGTTGTTGCAGTAGTGTTTTCACTTGAAGATGAGCTGTCACCACTTCCACAAGCGGACATTCCGCAAACGAGCGATAATGCAATTACTCCAGCTATAAACTTCTTCATAAAAAACTTCCTCCTTGTAATTCAATAATTTCCGACATTTGTAAACAATTTATTGAAATCATTTACAATGTCTTAAATTGGTGATATAATGTATTTGTAATCATGCAGGAGAAAATTCTGTGTGCTATCCCTGTCAGTATTTGCGGTACTGACGGGGACTTTTTTTATATCACCCTGTTATAGTATCCATACAATTCACAGACCTTGACCATAAAATCTTCGGTCACATCGAAAAACTCGGCAAGCTCCCATATTTCAAGGATGCCATTTTCAAAAGCCTCTATCAGCTCGTCCTCTGTGACGAGCTTTTTTATTGCCCATTTGTCCGCACGAAACTCCATTCGAGAACGAAGTTCCAAAGTCTTTTCATTATAAAATGCACCTGTTTCACAATGCCCCAGCTCGTGAGCCATTATGACAGTTTCTTCTGCTCTCGTGGCGATTTTCTTAGTGTCTACCACAATCGCACATTGCCCTCTATCGCTAATGGATATGGACTTCTGCTCATTTCTTAATTTTCCGTCGATAACTATAATGTCCCTGTCCTCCGCAAAGCTGCGTAGTTCAGCACTATCCATATGTACCGCCTCTATTCTTTGTTCTTTTTATCCTCTCTCATCTGACGTGCTATCTGAGCGTAATGTTTTACATCTGCCAACACATCATCATCAACGTCTGATGTTCCCCATAGGGCGAACTTGATGTTATCGTCCATATCCGAACTCTGTGACTCGGTCTTATTGCCTGTCATGAGATAGTCTGTTGAAACGTCAAAAAGTTTCGCTATCTTTGAAATCGCCTCAGAGGAAAGAGTTTTACTTCTACCTTGTTTCAAATCTGTGATAGATCCTCTACTTACCATTGCTTCTTTACACATTGCCGTTATTGAAATTTTATGTTCCTTGCACAGATTTTCAATTCTTATGTACAATTCTGACATAGTTACACCTCGATTTTTGTGCAACCGTACAATCTTACGACATTCCGTAATAAAGATTAATTTAACTATTGACATTTACGGAGAAACGTAATATAATACAAACATAGACAGTACGGAAGAACGTAATAATTTATCTCACAAATACATTGTATTACATTTTTCCGTAAAAGTCAATACTATAATCAGTTGTATTTTTAAATATTGTGCAAAGGTGGTGTTAATTATTAGTGAACGTAAAAGACCGCTGACTGAGTACGGCGTGGAAGTCAAGGTACGTCTTGTTAAACTCAACAAGACACAGAAGTGGCTCATTGAGGAAGTCAAGAAGCTTCTTCCTGAAACTTATCTCGACACATCAAACCTGTATAAGATAATGACAGGTGAGATCAAGTCAAACAAGATTGAAGCGGCTATCAATGAAGTCCTTGACATTAATTATACTCAGAACGCTGAAAATGTCAACAGCTAACAGTCCGATTGAACGGACAGAAAATGAGAGGTGTGAGAAAGTGGAACAGAAAATTATTGCTATTCCAAGAGGGTGTGACAATGCCAGAGTTGAACAGGTGATCGTAACAAGAGCCTTGAAAGGTGCAGGAACAGAAAATGACCCCTGTAGAGAGGTCATTCAGTATTGGACTCTTGACGGAGAGCTGATTGTAACAAGGTCACAATATGAGGAGGGCAAACGTTGAATTTAAAAAAGATAGCGTACTATCTCGGTATTGCGTTGTGTCTAGCAAGTCCGCTTGCATTCGGTATATGTATGCTAATAGGGCTTGACAACACAATTCCGTTGTCTCTCATGATAACTAGCAATGTTTGCAGGATATGTTCGCTGGAAGCAGAAATGACAGAAAACACAATGAGGAGTGACAAAGCAATGAAACTGTACAAGGTAACGACGATAGACCAGTATCATTATAAAAGGGTGTTCACAGTAGCAGCAAAGAGTCAGTACGAGGCTCTGACAAAGGCAAGTGTTATTTGTCCCCATGAGAATGTTTTGACAATCGAGGAGGTGGACTAAATGAGGTCACCTGACATTGAAATGGCAGTGCGGCTGTACTATGAAAAGCCCGAAATAACCAATGCGGATATTAAGGAGCTGTTCGGCACAGGTGAAACGCAGACTATCAAGATCAAGAAAGCTGTTAAGAAAGAAATGGAAAAGCGTGGTGTGAAGTCATGGTTGCCGCACTCGGTCAATACCGAGATAGCCTACGAGGTGTGGGGCATTGATATCGACAACTTCGAGAAAAGGCTTAAAAAACTCCGCACACTTTACGGAAAGGACGTGAGAAAATGATAGCCGTGTTAGAGATAATCAGATGTGCCGCAGCGGTAGCGCTCTTGGTGGTGCTTACAATGTATGTAGCGTACAGGTGGTATGTAAGCGTAAAAGAAACTGCCTACGAGGAAGCAGAGGAGAGCATTAAGCGTGCGGTGAGAGAAGCAGGCAGATCCATAGTCAAGATCGAAGTTGAAATGAAAGGAAAGTGGTAAAATGGCGTTGATACTGCTGATAACAATAGCCGTGCTTGCAGGGATAGATGTAGTGATGTATCTTGTGTTGAGCGTGGTGGATAGGCACTGGGAGAAACGTTTTGAAAACGAGGAGGACGAAAGCGATGATAGTGATGAGAGAGGTCTTTAAAAGGGACAAGCCACTTGATAACGGCAGTGGAGCGGTAAGCCTTTGCGTGTTCCATTCAAATGTCAAGCCTGACGAGTGCGGTGCACTGACAGTAACGCCAACGAAGGATTATTGCCGTAGGTGTGCATTCTACAAGACCCGTGAGGACTTCGACAGAGGGCTTGGCGATGTCGCAAGGTCGCTGAGGGATAAGGGGCTTGAACCTGTGAAGAAGATGGACTATGACGGCAGGCAGTATATGAGCGTAAGACCTATTGGAAAGGAGAATGACGATGATAACGAAAGAGGAGTTTGAAAAGGCGGTGGAGGTTTGCAATAGCGAATTCAAAACTTGTGAAGACTGTCCGCTTAGACACAAGGCCTTTTTGTGTGGTGTATATCTAACCAAATACATAAAAAATGAGCTTGCATCTGCGGCAACAGGCACAAGCTCGGAGGTATCAAAAGATACCGATAACATACATATTGATGATAGCACATTGCTTGATATTTGTCAAGAGGAGCTAGAGGCAATATCAGAAATAGCCCTTAATGATTATCCGAACGAGTATTTGACGGGATATATCGTAGCTTTAAAGAAAAATATCGAGAGGCTGAGAGGTGGTGACAGCAAATGACTCTGATAGAAAGACTTAATATCATGGTTGACATGGCATTAATGGAGCAGAAAATGAAAAAAACGCAAAAGTATGGGACTGTTACCGAAGGCGTTTACCCTATGATGATAGGCGACGTGTGGACGTTTGACGGAGCAATATCGGGTGTTCAGATATTTCCACCTGACATTCATGCCGTAGCGAAAGAGGTCGGAGCTGAGGTGTTTGAAAACGGAACCGAATCGTATTTCATGTACAAAAATATCGCATTTTTCAGCTATAAGGGGGCAGTTTAAATGCGTTACACGGCTAATGATTGTGTCGGCTGTCCTGACGGCTGCAGATGTTGCGGCAGAGACCACAACTACACTGTGGTCGTTTGCGACAAATGCAGAGGCGAACTAGACCTTGCGAGCGAAAATGTTTTCTGCTACGAGGGCAAGGATTTTTGCAAAGACTGTTTTCGTGAAATTCTGATTGAAGAAATCAATCAGGACGACGATATTTCAGTCTATGAACTTGCCACGCTGGCAGGAGCTGAATATAAAGAGGAGGACTATGACGAATGAAAAAACAAATGTCTGCGGAAGATTATCGCAATGACGAAGCGTTCAGCCGCTCACAGCTTTTCAAGCTGTCAAAGTCGCCTGCACACTTCAAGTACGCCCTTGAAAATCCCGAAGTAGAGACCCCTGCGCTTGCTTTCGGCACAGCCTTTCACGCTTATGTTCTTGAAAAGGACAAGTTCGATAGTGAGTACATAGTCGCTCCAAAACTTGATAGGCGCACCAAAGAGGGCAAGGCACTTGCGGCTCAGATAGAGGCGAGCGGTAAAATACCCATAAGCGATGACACTTTTGCACAGATACAGGCAATGGCTGAAAGTGTGATGTCAAACAAGTATGCTGCCGCTTTGCTTAACGGCGGTGAACATGAAAAATCATACTTCTGGACGGACAAGCTCACGGGGCTTAAACTCAAATGCCGCCCCGACTGCCGAACGGATCTAAGGTCAACGTCTGTCATAGTAGACCTAAAAACCACAGAAAATGCTGATACAGACAGCTTTATGCACAGTTGTATTAAATATGGTTATGACTTGCAGGCGGCGATGTACACGCAGGGTGTGTCAGAGGTGGAAGGCAAACAGCATAGATTTGTTTTTATCGCTGTTGAAAAATCACCGCCTTATGCCTGCAACGTCCTTGAAGCCGACAATTTTATCATACAGAAAGGCACAAAAGACCTTAACGACTATCTTTACACTCTCAAAGAGTGTCTTAAAACAGGTAACTGGTACAGCTACAACGGCAGAAACGGTGACTTGAACGTCATAAGTTTGCCTGGTTGGCTGGCTAGAGAATACGAATAGGAGGACAAAACAATGGACGAAATAACAAATGCAGTAACAGTAACACCGGAAGTACCGCAGAACAGCACTATGCCTCTTGACAACATCAATCAGGGTACTGTAGCAATCGAAGCAAGCAGAGCCATTGCAGAAGCACAGGGCAAGCTTGTTATCGCAAAGAGATTTCCACGCAACGAGATACAGGCTTTTGCCAATATGAAAAAGGCTTGTCAGCGTACAGGGCTTGCAAACAAGGCATTTTACAGCTATCCAAGAGGCGGAGAAACTGTGTCAGGACCAACTATCAGACTTGCCGAAGAACTTGCAAGGTGCTGGGGCAATATCGACTTCGGTATCAAGGAGCTTTCTCAGGACAACGGCAAGTCAGAAATGCAGGCGTATGCTTGGGACTTGGAGACGAACACAATGTCGGTGCAGAATTTCACAAATCCGCACGCAAAAGAAGTAAAAGGCAAGATAAAAGCCCTCACAAGCCTGCGTGATATCTATGAGAACAATGCCAATATGGCGGGCCGCAGGCTCAGAGCAAGGATACTTGCGGTACTTCCTGCGGACTTTGTGGAAGAGGCGGTGGCAGAATGCAGAAAGACTCTTGCCGGCAAAAATAATATCCCTCTTACGGACCGTGTAAGAAAAATGGTGGTGGAGTTCGAGAAGCTGGGCGTTACGCAGGAAATGATAGAGAAACGTCTTGGCAGAGGTCTTGACACCATGACAGCCGAAGATCTTACAGACTATATCGGTATTTTCAATTCGCTCAAAGATAAGAACACAAAGGTTTCTGAGTGGTTTGAGTATGAGAAGATATCTACAGATATCTCAGCCGAAATAGACCAGCTCCAGACAGAGAAAGAGCAGGTGCTTTAATGCGAGCAAAATTACCTGACGGCTCTGTTATCATCAGTGGCTTCCTTGCAAAGGACGCAGAATACAAACAGGTGGGCGGCAACAACTCGTCGCTCACCAAGTTTGCGGTAAAAGTGGGCGAACGTCAGTCAAAGGTGCAAGGCGAGCGTGGTGAAGCCGTATGGGTGAACTGCCAGTGCTGGCACTCTGTAGCAAGAGCCACAAAGGCGTTGAAAAAGTTTGACGTTGTGTTTTGTGTGGGCAAGGTGGAGAAAAAGCCATATACCAGCAAAGACGGCGAAGAAAAAGTTGACGTACATCTTGTGTGCGAAGCCGTTTTTGTACAGCCTACCGCAGAAGCAGCACCCCCGCAAGAGCTAGGCGGTGACCTTTCCGACTTTGAGGAGGTGTTGAATGATGAGGGAACGCCATTCTGACGATATCATTGACGTTGATGCGAACGAGGAAAAGCATTTTGATATCGACATGAGTGATGCAGAAGCGGTGAAAAACGCCGTTGCTGTAAAGTATACAAAAGACGATTTTCTCTACACAGAGAAGCCATACGAAGCGATATACGATTACAAAAACGACCCTTTCATGCACAATCTGAAAATTGAGCAAATGGCTCAACAGGCGGCAGAGGTGGGCGTAAAGACGTTCAAAGGGCTGTATAAAAACTATGTCAAAATGCGAGAAATGCAGCGTGGGGCGAACGTTATCATCAACAACCCCACTGCGTTCTCAGGTCCATATATGCAGCTTGATGCAGGCAAGTATAACGTTGATGACGGCGGTGTGTATCTTATTGACGAAAGCGGCAACTATCACGTTATCTGCCACCACCCGATCATACCCTTTGAGTGCTTGCAGAACATTGACACAGGCGAGGAGAAGCTCAACATAGCTTACCGCACTCGTGGAGAGTGGCAGGAAAAAGTCGTTTCAAAGGAGATACTTTACAACAGTCGAAACATTTCACAGCTAGTTAAATGCGGTGTTGATGTGTCTTCTGAGACTGCCAAAGAGCTTGTTTCATATTTCCAGGAGATAGAGAGCCTTAACCGCAATTCTCTGCCACTGAAAAGATCAGTGGGCAGGCTTGGCTACATAAACGGCGCAGGCTTTTCACCATACGTTGAGGGGCTGACCTTTGACGGTGAGCAGAATTATTCCACCATTTTTAGTGCTATAAAAAGTCATGGCAGTTATGAGAAATGGGAAAAAGTCGCTATAGATTGCCGCAGGAAAAGCGTGACCGCAAAGATATTCCTTGCGGCGAGTTTTGCAAGCGCACTTATCCAGCCGCTTGGCGGTCTGCCGTTCTTCGTCCACTTGTGGGGCGTTGATTCAGGCACAGGCAAGACAGTTGCTTTAATGCTTGCGGCTTCTGTTTGGGGAACCCCTGAAATGGGTGAATACATTCAGACGTTCAACAGCACAGTTGTCGGCCACGAGCGAACAGCAGCGTTTCTCAACAGCCTGCCGTTTCTCATTGACGAACTCCAGCTCAGCAAAGATAGTCATGGCAGAAGCCGATTTGACGTTTATCAGCTTGCACAGGGCGTTGGACGTTCTAGGGGCACAAAAACAGGCGGAATAGAGCGTACACCGACATGGCGAAACACTATCCTTACCACAGGTGAAAGCCCCATAGTGGGCGGTTCAGCAGGCGCAGGAGCGGTAAACAGAGTTATCGACATTGAATGTACATCAAACAATGTCGTGATAGCAGACGGCATGGCAGTATCGGCAGTGATAAAACAAAACTATGGCTTTGCAGGGCGAGAGTTCGTTGCAAAGCTGTCCTCACAAAAAGCCTTGACAATGGCACAAGAGGTCTATAACGATTATTTCGCCAAGCTCTGCAAGTCGGATACAACAGAAAAGCAGGCAATGGCAGCGGCAATGATACTCACGGCTGATATGATTGCAGAAGCGTCCGTGTTCAAAACGAACGAGCCACTAACAATTGACGATATCTCACAGTATTTGCAGACCAAAAAATCGGTATCAGCAGGTGAACGAGGGTATCAGTATATGTGCGATTGGGTGGCTTCCAACAGCAAGCGCTTTGCGACAGGCGAAGACAATAGCGGCGAAGTGTTTGGACTTATCCAGGGCGATTTTGCGTATATCATACGTTCAAAATTCGACGAAGCGGCTTCAAAACAGGGCTTCGACACAAGGGCATTACTTAGCTGGTTAAAATCTAACGGCAAGATACTTGTGAGAGGGCGCAACAATACTCGTGGCAAGCGTATCGGTGGTGTGAACGTTGAGTGCGTTGTGCTGAGATTGCCCGACGAAACACCGGACTATTACACCGAAGAAGAAATGCGTGGGACGGATATATCGGATTTCGGCATTTTGTGAGACATAAGTCCCACGAGGAAAACAGCGTAAATGCGTGGTTTTCTGCATAGTGTGGGACTGTGGGACATTTTCCCCCTATATATACCTGTTTTAAATAGGTGATATAGAATCACGGCTTTGTTCACATATTGTTAAAATATATGTGTGCTTTCCTATATAGGAAAATGTGCGAATTTGTCCCACAGTCCCACAACACCACGAAAAGTGCGTAAATACGCATAGTTTTCGTGTGGGACGTTTGTCCCACGCTGTCCCCCACGTCCCACATAAGGAGGTAAAAAACATCAAATGAATGCAAGAATAAAACTCCGTGACTATCAGCAGGAGTGTATAGATAAAATAACGCAGGCAAGGCAGGGAAAACATCTTGTGCAAATGGCGACAGGTCTTGGCAAGACAGTGACTTTTGCAAATATTCCACGTCATGGACGTATGCTTATTCTGTCGCACAGAGAGGAACTTGTAAATCAGCCTCTGAAATACTTTGACTGCACAAAGGGTGTTGAAATGTCAAAGTACCATACTGACGGCAGTGAAGAAGTGGTGTCTGCAAGTATCCAGACCATGACACATAGGCTTGACAGGTTTTCACCTGATGATTTTGATATCATCATAGTAGACGAAGCACACCATGCAGCGGCTCAGAGTTACAAGACGGTCATAGATCACTTCACACCACGTTTTCTGTTGGGCTTCACGGCAACACCTAACAGGGCTGACAAATGCAGACTGAATGATGTGTTTGATGATATCATATTTCAACGTGACCTGCGTTGGGGCATTGAACATGGTTATCTGTGTGATATCCTCTGCAAACGTGCCGACATAGGCTATGACCTTTCAGCGGTACATACACGGCTTGGCGACTACGCTCCAGGCGAGCTAGCAGAAGCAATGGACGGCACTGCGGACGCTATAGCACAAGCGTATAGAGAACACGCCAAAGGTGCAACACTTATTTTTGCGGTATCTGTAGAACAGTGCTACGAGATAGCAAAACGCATCGAGGGGGCTGAGGTGGTCACAGGTCAGACTAAGGACAGGGCTGATATTATACGCCGTTTTACTCAGCGTGAGATACCTTGTCTTGTGAATTGCATGGTGTTCACTGAGGGTACTGACATACCCCTTGTGGAAACTGTTATCATAGCAAGACCCACACAGTCTGACGCACTGTATACGCAAATGGTAGGCAGAGGATTGAGACTGCACCCCGACAAGGACAAACTAACGCTCATCGACTGCGTAGGAGTAACAGGCAAGGCAAGCCTGAGAACAGCTCCAAGTCTTCTTGGTATCGACATTTCTGAGCTGCCAAAGAAGAGTCAGGACAAAATGGAGGGAATGCTATTTGAGCTTCCTGAAAAGGCTGCTATGATGTCGGATTGTCCTGAAAGCTGGATAAAGAATGTTCGTATCGTTGACTTGTGGGCGCAGGAGCAGAAATATAATACCCATGACGTGAACTGGTTTAAGCTGCCGGATGGCGATATGAAATGCAGTCTTGGCAAGGGAAAAACGCTGAGGATATCTGCACCCGATGCTTTGGGTATGGCAGTATGGCAAGGTCAGAAAATACCTATGCAGCAGGCACTTGACGAGGCGTACACTCTTCTTTGCGAACGTGAGGCGGACAGCAAATACATATGGGATTTGAATATTTGCCGCAAGTGGGGCAAAGCACCTGCTACTGATAATCAGAAAAACCTTATCCGCAGACGAGGCAGGAAGTATCTCAACAATTCGGATATCGACATAGAAAATCTGACAAAGTTTGAAGCAAGTCAGATACTCAACAGGATAATGAAAGGGTGATGATATGGCAAGAAATGAAGATAGAGAGCAAATGACCCTTATCAAGTGGACGCAGCAGGCAAGCATTCGCAAGGCTTATCCTGAGCTGAAACTGCTCTTTCACATACCGAACGAACGTCATTGCGACCCGAGAGAGGGCAAAAGGCTAAAGCTTATGGGTGTGAAGTCAGGCGTTCCTGATCTGTTCCTGCCTGTGGCAAGGGGAAGAAACAAAGGGCTGTTCATAGAACTCAAAGCGGAGAATGGCAAGCCCTCAGATAATCAGATGTGGTGGTTTGCGGAGCTTGGCAAGCAGAACTATTTGGCGGCGATATGCTACGGCTGGAAGCAGGCGGCTGATATGCTGATGCACTATCTTGGCGGTGATGATAATGCTGGTAAAAGCTGATGTCATAAAGAAGGCAGACGAGCTGAACAGAATGGCGGCAAAGCTTCTGCCACTGCCAAAGGGGCTGACACAGGCAGAACAGCTTTTATACAAGTCGCTTTGCATTGTGTACCGAGAGTTCAGAGCGTGGCAGATAGACAAGAAACAGGCGCTTGATGAAAAGCAGGAACTATACAGGGCATACATCAATGGGGCTTATGCACTTGATCTATGGCAGACATATGGGGAATATGCTAAGGTGTTTCAGAAATGTCAGTACGAGATACATCATGATGGCTGTGAGGTTTGTAAGCGTCTCAATGATATCCTATGTGGTATGGGGGAGGGGCAAAGTCAATGAAAAACACCCTCTGCTGGTACTGTCATCACGCAGTACCGACAAAGGATAAGATAACAGGAGAATACCTCACAGGATGTGCATGGTCCATAGACCGCAGTCCGGTTGAGGGTTGGAGGACGTGTCAGCACAGAATGTACGAGGCACAAAAGGGCGGTATGATACACTCGTATACAGTAACGGAATGTCCTGAATTTGAGGAGGGGTAAAATGGCAAAGGGCAAAACACCCGAAGAACTGTTAAAGCAGTATTCGGCAGAAATTTTAAGGTCAATAGAGCGGTACAAGTCCATTATCGAGCATGGCTGCAGTGACCCAACATGGCCTGACGGCTGTAATGCCAACTTGTGCAGAAACCACGTTCTAGCGTATAAGCGATATATTCTAGATATCTGTGCGGATAACGATTTGGAAATCCCACAGGAATATTACCTGCCAACGCCGCCTGAACAGGACAATCGCTTTATGGCTGACAAGACTAGCGAAAGGTACAAAAGGTTGAACAGCTATCTTGATTATCACGGCAAGCTGACAACGAGGAAAGTTGACTATGATGATAGTCAGATGAGTTTATAGGAGGGGTAAGAGTGAAAACACATAATCTGAAACTTAGCATAGACTTTTGTGGCGCTGTTCTGAACGGTGAGAAAACTTTTGAGGTCAGAAAGAATGACAGAGGTTTTCAGACAGGAGATCTGATAAGATTTATACCGACGGACGGAACGTCTTATCGTAGCTCAGACGGCACAGTAAGAGAACACGCAAAACATGAGATATCAGGGCACACATACAAGATAACATATATCCTCAACGGCTGGGGAATAAAGAACGGGTATGTTGTGCTGGGAATTAAGGAGTATAGACAAACTGAGGAGGTATAACAATGTCAAGATATATTGACGCAGAAAAGTTAAAGTGTTCTATTGATTCGGAAACAGACAGCATATTTGATTGGGATATGACCATAGAAGAACTTTATTATAACCTGTGCAAACTGGTTGATGATGAACCTACCGCAGACGTGCAGGAAGCAAGGCACGGAAAGTGGGAAGCCACAGAATTAATGTATGAAAACGGCTGTACAAGATGTAGTGAATGTAAAACAGAATATTATGCAAGCAATTTAGAAGAAATATGCGGCGATACGTTCCCGACTTATTGTCCACTTTGCGGAGCAAGAATGGACGGTGTTGCTAATGGCTGACCCTATGACCATGTCACGCCTGAAAGCCTACCGCAGGAACGCCTCAGCCATTGAGGACATCAAGGCAGAGCTTTCTGGCAAGTACGTTGCCGACAGTATCAGCGTATGCACTCCACCGTCCTACACGCCACACAGCACACGCATAGACGGCTTTCTGCCAAGTGGTGATACACTTTCGTTGCTGTGCGAGCAGGCACGGCTAGAGCGTGAGCAGAGGTCTGTGGAGGAGTTTATCAAGGGGATAGAGGATAGACAAATGAGAAAGATATTTGTACTCAGGTTTGTAAAAGGCTTTACTTGGATACAGATAGGACACAAGGTCGGAGGTACAGCGGACGGCTGTAGAATGGCAGTCAAAAGATATTTGAAAAAATAATCAAGTGTGTTCGTTTTGTTCGTTTTAGGTGTGATATAATTAAACTGAGGAAAGTGTAGATGTACCTCAGACTTGTACTTTCATTGAAGTCACCTCCAATTTTCTAAGCCCCGTAAGGGGCTATGCAGAACGTGAGTGCATGAGCTTGCGGTCTGCCCATACGGTCAGTTGGTTTTCCGACAAAGCCAGCAGCATAATACTTGAACCACCGCCAAGCCGTGAACTATATTCTAGAGCTTCGGGCGGTGTATGCAGGTCGAGAGCACACGAACTTAAAGCCTGCACCAGTGAAACTACTCCGCATAGTCATGAATATGTGTTGCTGTAAGTGTAATCGGAGTTAATGGCTTACAGGACAGCCTGACGTTAACGGGACCTAGCCGCAAGGGCTGAGCAGGCGGCGGCAAAAAATGCAGGTTGAGAGCGTGCCAGCTCAGATCTGCTCCACCATTTACAAAACTCCTTAAATTATTTTCACAAGGGCGGCTGCATTTTGCGGTCGCTTTTGCGTTGAGAAGGTGACCTTATGCCAATACCAAGACCCGACCGAAGCGGTTCACACCAACAGCAGTTCCGTATCAACAAGAAGAAGATATATGCTACCCAAACAGTCTGCGGTATCTGTGGAAAACCTGTTGATTTTTCGCTGAAATATCCTCACCCTTTGTCGGCTTGTATAGATCATATCATACCCATTGCAAAAGGCGGTCACCCCTCAGCCCTTGAAAACCTACAGCTTGCTCATTGGTGTTGCAATCGTCAGAAATCTGATAAATTGGTAGAAAAACAGGTGTTTGACCAAAAGGTTGAAGCCGTATCCAACCGTGTTTTACCGCAAACTTTTGATTGGAAGTCGATTTAAGCACGAATTTTCACGAAGTTTCCAAATTTTTGAGTATATGTGGGGCATACCACCCCCTTTGAGGGCGCTTTTCACGTTCACGCCTTCATTGTGTAAATATCTCGCAGAATTTTAAACAGGAGCAAAAATATGACAAACGAAATATACGGAATTGACTATCTGCGACGCAGACTTGCCGATAAACAAACACGAGTGCTATTGAGATATAAGTACTACGAAATGAAAAATAACGCACAGGACTTTTCGAGCCTTGCTCCCGAAAAATTCAAGGGGCTAAAGGAAACTGTCGGCTGGTGTGCGAAAGCAGTCGATAGTCTTGCTGACCGCTTGCAGTTCGACGAATTTCAAAATGATGAATTTAATCTGAGCGAAATATTCTTGTCAAACAATCAGGATATACTCATTGACTCTGCGGTGCTTTCGGCTCTTATCTCAGCGTGTTCTTTCGTCTATATCCGAGAAGATAACGGCTATCCTCGCCTGCAGGTCATTGATGGTTCAAATGCCACCGGTATCATTGACCCTGTGACAAATCTGCTTACCGAGGGCTATGCAGTGCTTGAGCGAGACAGCATGGGTGTTGTAAAGACAGAGGCTTATTTCATGGCAGGCATGACGGAAATATACTCCCATGGTGTGCTTGTTCAGCGTATACCAAACGCTGCACCATATGCACTGCTCGTGCCAATAATATATCGTCCTGACGCAAAGCGTCCGTTCGGTCACAGCCGTATTTCAAGAGCCTGCATTGCCTATACGCAGACAGCTCTCAGAACTATAAAACGCTCTGAGGTGTCGGCTGAATTTTACAGCTTTCCTCAAAAATATGTGCTTGGATTATCTGAGGACGCAGAGTTCAATAACCGCCTTGCTACGATATCCTCTTTTCTGAACTTCACAAAAGACGGCGACGGCGATCACCCTATTGTAGGACAGTTTCAACAGCAATCAATGACGCCATATACTGAACAGCTAAGAACGCTTGCAAGCCTGTTCGCAGGAGAAACAGGGCTGACCCTTGATGACTTGGGCTTTGCCACCGAAAACCCCTCCAGCGCAGAGGCTATCAAGGCAGGTCATGAAAACCTACGATTAACGGCACGCAAGGCGCAGAGGACGTTCGGAACAGGTCTGCTCAATGTGGGCTATCTTGCCGTTTGTATCCGTGACAGATACGCATATCAAAGAGATGCGTTCAGAGATACAAAAGTCGCATGGTTGCCTATCTTCGAGCCTGACGCTGCGGCACTCTCGGGTGTGGGCGACGCTATCTTGAAGATAAACCAGGCTGTGCCTGACTATCTTGGTGCAAGAAACATAAAGGCTCTCACAGGTATGGAGAGTGACGGCAAATGAGCGCACTTTCAGACAAAATAAAAAGCGACCTTGTCAAGCTTTCAAAAAGCGACAAACATTTGCAGAGCATTATAAAAAGGCTTGAAAGCGGTAAAGCAAACCTCACTGATGTTGATGACTTCGCACAGGCAACAGGAACTGTGCTGAAAAAAGTCTTTGAAAAAAGCATAACCGAAAGCCCAAAGGCTTTTACAGATGAACAGCTTATTGCTGAGATACTCGGTGATATATTCGGTGATAACTACGATCTTATAAACTCTGTGGCTGAGAATATCCAAAAGCAGCTTGATAAGGCGGCAGGCATAGGCATAAAGCCACAAAGAGCAGATTTCCCCTCTGAGAGGATAGAAAATCTTGCAAAAGTGACGGCTCAAAAGGACCTTACCGACAAGACGGCACTAAGCGAGTTCACTGCGTCAGTTGAGAACATAAACGGCTCTATTTTCACCGATTATGTCAAAACAAATGCTGACTTTCGCAGTAAGGCAGGACTTAAAGTCTACGTTATCCGTTCAGACCACAGCAAGTGCTGCGCATGGTGTTCAAAGCTTGCAGGAAAGTACGTCTATCCTGATGTTCCAAAGGACGTGTGGCGGCGGCATAAGCGCTGCACCTGTGAGATAACCTACGTCAATGAAAAGGCAGGCACATATGATCAAATAAGCTATTCAGACGTTCAAAACGGCAAAGAGATCGAAACACGCAAGCAGGTCACAAGGCTCACACCTGAGCAGGCGAGAGCTAAGGAAAAAGAAGTGCTTAGCAGGATTGACAAATCGAAAAAAAGTGGTATAATGAAATCAGGAAGAAACCTTGAACGAAAAGAGCAAAACATAGGTGCGTTCTCAACGTTGACAGTGCCAATGCAGAAAAGAGAAATTCTGAACATATGTAGAAAATATTCTATTGATACTAGCGGAATAACCTTTAAGATTCAGCGTTCTGAAAAACTCCTTGCACTTCCTTTTTATGGCTCAACAGACTATAATAACATAGGAAGAATAGACTTGTTCCCAAGTGCATTTTCTTCTGAAGAGGAATTAGTAAAAACCATATTGCATGAAAAGTGCCACGTTTTACAGCTAAAGAAACATGGCAAAGCATATGCTCAGCAAAACTTAGATTTAATGGAAAAACAAGCTTATAGGTTTGAACGATTATTTTATAGCTTGGTTACAAAGAGGTGATAGTATGAAATGGCTTGACAATCTAGCGAGTATAAAGCAGCTCCATAAGGCAGGCAAATGCCCATATTGCGGACAAGAAAATACAGATTACAGATTGCTTGAAATAAGCAGTGGTAAAGGATATGGAGATGTTTGGTGCAATGACTGTAAAAAAGCTTTTCATATTTCTCGTATAGAAGTATCAGAGACAGACATTCGAGAAAAGCAGTTACCTCCTGAACTCAAATATTAGTTAATAACCGCTCCGCTACGGCGAGGCGGTATTTT